ACTTAATATCGTCAGCAGACACATCGTTGTCAATCAACACACTAACCATAGTTTCTGCCGCTTCGGCACGATCTACGGTATTAACATATCGTTTAAGTTCAGACCAAATTTCATTTGCTAATTCAACTGACATTCTTATTCCTCCGTTGCTGTTTCTTCAGTACTTACCGTTTCGCGTTGATTTTTAAAATCGGTCATAACTTTGTCTAAACACCCTTCGTCGTTTGCTTCCCAGGCTTTACGGAACTGTTTAATAATTTCACCATCGCTAGTAACAAACATTAGACGATTACCATCCTTTTTAAGGATACCTTTTTTCTCTGCAAGATCCGTTAAACCACTGTAAGGGTTCATACCTGTTTCATACGGAATCTTAACTTGCATACCTTCAAACGGCTTGGCATAACGAGTTTTCATTACCTTACAGCCAGCACGGATACCCATAACTTCAGAAATTTTATTACCATCCTCATCTTCTTTGAGTTTCATTTTCTTCATAGCAACTACAATACTACTAGCATAGATAAAACCTTGACCGCCCGAGATCTTGTCATCTGGATCAAACATGTCTTGACTTGCGTATGTATGGTTAGTACATACCATGCCCACATTGTAGCCACCAAACATGTTAACTGAATTACGGACCAGTGCTGTAAGTGCTTTAGGTTTACGACCCATGTCGCCCTTCATATCGCCTGCTTCAAATTGATTAACATCTGTTGGTGTGAGTAACATGCCTAGCGAATCAATGACCCATAACACTTTCATGCGCTCACCGTCTGGAAGTGCCTTGTAATCAATCATAAATGTTGAAATAGCCTTGGCCACATCATCAATCATGCTCATGTTTAATTTAAGCAATTTGTCTGCACTGGTATCAACTCCGAGTGCATGGAGCCATGTTTCATCCAGTGCGTTTTCTGTGTCAACTAGAATAACAAAGATGCCTTGCTCTTGTGCGTTCTTAACAATGTTGCCAGAGCAGATATATGATTTACCTGCACCAGATTCGCCAGCAAACACTGTAATCTTGCCCAATGGGATACCTCGATTAAAATCTCCACTAATAAGATAATTCAAGGCAAAATTGCCTGTTGAGATCCAATCAGTTGGATCGTTAAATCCAATGCTTAGGCCTTCAATACTCTTGGTGATGTCCTTGCGGAACTTGCTGATGTCAAATGGTTTTGCCATGATTACTTTCCTTCTTTAAGTTTGTATAATTCTGTAAAAATCTTACTGCTGTCTACTCCACGCCGTTGATCCATGACTGCTAGTTGTTCAAAAGAATTTGTTAGATTCTTTTCAATTGGTTGCTGTATATAATGTAACATGTTCCGATAGCTATCTTCAAGCAGGTATCCTGGTTGCTGGTTAATTTTAGATTCTAATTTTATCTTTAACAAGTTTAACACATTTTCTGGCAAATGTCTAATGTTTAGGTAATCTGGAGTTAGTAGAGCACCAATGACGAAACTATTATTATGGAATCCTAGACCTTTGAGGTAATCTACATATCCAAATACCGTATCGTAATTCAAAAGAAACCATAACATGTTAAAACTTATCTTATGGTCAAGTTTCCTAATTGTATTCAAATTATCTAGAAAGTCAGACCATTTGCCGCCAAATCGTATGTATTCGAATTCTTCTTCTATAGTTTCTGCACTCACAGTCCAATGCACATTTTTGAATTTACAAACAGCATCAAATACCCCGGTATCAACCTTGCTAAGATTAGTGTTTATCCTAAGATTAACATCGGGGGTTAATTCTTTGAGTAGATCTAGATTTTCCTTCATTAATAATGGTTCACCACCAGCTAGATACACATGTTTGAGATTCTTGGCATGGCGATAAATGTATTCTCTAAAGTCTGCCGACTGCTTATCCGAAGGCGTCTCTGTCCGAACATTTAATTCGTCTGCCCATTTGCTGCTAAACTCAGGTCCGCAATAAACGCAGGAAAAATTACATAAATTGGTCCACCGAACATCAATAGTTTGTAGATCAAAATTGTTTGGTTGGTAAGTGTCTAGTGAAGTTTTTTTAAACTCTCGTATGTAGAAAATTCTATCACTAATAATATCAAATCCTTCTTTGCCATGCTCTAACTCATAACAAGTATGACAGCCAGCAGCTGGTTTGTTATTTGTTATATTTGTTTGTTTGGTTACATTAATAGACCCTAATAATATTTCTTCAATGGGTGCATCTTTAATATTACCTAGCAAACCGGTTGCAGTGTCACTGCGAATACAATTTTTTACTTTGCCATCAAAGTTATACATTAATCCAGTCCAGGGCATAGGACAAAAATGTTTGTTTGTTAAAACATCTTTTGGATTCATTGATTCATTGGTCCTAATGATATATCTGGAATTATTAAATTATTATTTTTAGCCATGTCTAATAGGTCTAACAATGTTCTTGCCCAGTTGTTAACATCAGCAGCAGGCGGAACAGTTTTGTCAGGACTAGTGGCTATATTACCTGGGCGAACTATAGTAATTTTTACTCCAAGACGACGATGTCGTATTTGACGCACCGCTTCTTCTAGGGTAACTTTTTGTAGTCGATAGTGATCCATACCTAGACCAGTTAATGATGATACCGGGTCTTGGGTCATCATAGTTGAAATTACTATGATATGTTTTTTGGTTCCAGACCAGCGTTGAGCCATTTCAAATAATAATTCTGTTTGTGCATATCCAGCTTGTGCGTTGTTTACAAATACATCACACGGTTCAATTTGATCACAAATTTTAGGAGTGTTGCGAATGTTGTTGCCGTCACGCTGACTAAGTCCAACTATTTCATTGCCATCAAGACGATATTCTTCAGCAAGAGCGTGTCCTATTCCTGCGGTGTGTCCAGTTATTGCTATTTTCATACTATATCCCGTAGTTGTTTTTGTTTTGCTATATATGCATCTCTGACCAGGTGATCGGTATTATCAACACTTAACTCATACGGGCTTTTTAAATAAGCATAACTATGATCAATACCATGCTCTTGGGCAAACGCTTGTATATTAGGTAAATCATCAACATTCAATACACTAACCGTGGTCCACAAATTTAATCGGACTGGCATTGTTTTATATGTCATTAAATTACGATAAAAATCTTGCCATGGAATTGGCCAACGAACAAAGTCATGCACAGATCCTATTCCATCACAACTGACTGTAACTGTAACTTCAACTCCTCGATTGGCTATGTCAATTAACTCAGTTAATACTGTGCTACAATTTGTATTCAATCTGAGTGTTTTTAAATTAGGTGGTAAGTTAGATAAAATTTTCTTGTAGTTCTTACTGTAACTGGGCTCGCCGCCATTAATATCCAAATGAGTAATACGCTCTTGCGGAAGTTTCCAAAATTGTTCAATGTTATTAATAATAGGAAATCCAGGCCCATTTAGACTGCCTATCCTACTACTTAAATTTTCATTGCAAGTTTGGCAGGCGGCGTTACACAAATTATCCAATACTCCGCCCACTTGAAGATAACTTTGTTGTTCAGACCGACTATCTAATTCTAAGGCATACATTCGTATGCTATCGGGCTCGGTTTCTTGACATCTAACACATTCCTTGGGCCAATGATCAAACTTCATTAATTCTTTGGTGTTGGCTAACCAAGAACTAGCTTCCATTATTTCAAGCGATTTGTACTGTGGTGGATTAACCATGTGACCACATCGACTAACTGTGCCGTTAGAATTAAAGCGGACAAAATGATCTAGTCTAGGACAATGCATAGATTGGTTTTAAAATTTGTTGGGCATATCCAATTACATATTCATATGCCGCTGGATCAACTGTGTTTATCTGTTGTAATAATTCTTTAAAGGTTAACGATTGTCCGATACACTCAAATATTACTGCATCTATGCGTTGGTACATCTCATTATTTTGTATTTGATGAATTTCTGCAATTAACTCATTGGTAGCCGGAATAGCTACTGGTTGTTTATTCAGGGGGGTAATTGTTTTAATATCAGCCATTGATAAAAAATTTAATGTTGCATTAACATCTAAATATCTCGCTAAATTTACTAACCAAACAAACTGTGAACAATAATGACGATTTAAATACAAATAATTTTGAGCAAACCATTGCACGGTATTTTTATCCAGACTTAGATTATCTCTAATAGTCATTTGAACAAAAGTGTTAATTCCAGAAATTAATCGTTCCTGGGGATCTCTTAAAATTATATCGATATTATTAATTTTTTTAATTTGATCATTTAGCCTAATGCGCCAATTATTTTTTTCAGCAGTAATATATAAACTCGATCTACCATTTTTAAAAATAGGATAGACATACCGCTGTGAGGGTATAACTTCTATTACCTCACAGCGGTCTGGAAATATAATGCGATCTAAATGCGATAACATTACTTAGGTTTTTTGACGTGCCCGAATCATTGCTAAAATGTCTTGAGCTTTGTCGGTTGATGGTTTAGCTGCCACAGGTGCTGACGCAACTGCTACATCATCTTCATCATCAAAACTCGAAGCTACTGTTGCTGGTTTAGCTGCCGGAACATCTTCATCGACTACTGCTGGTGCCGGTGTAGAACTACCTGCTGGAGCATTAACACCTGCTGGGCGGAAATACTGACCCCAACGCTCTGTGTCATAACTCTGACCATCAACACTAGCTTCAAACATTTCTTTAATGACTTTAAGTTCAACTTCGCCTGGTTTTTTAGGCAAGAATGTTGAAAGATCAAACAAACCGTGTTCAGCAATGGCCGCTTGTTCAGCTTCTGTGAGTGCAGATTCTTTACGAGCCCATTTGGAACTACTGTAGTCAGCAAAGCCACCTTTGGCAGTCTTGCTAACACGGAAGTCTAGGCCACGCATCAAGTCTGTTGGCAATTCTTCCAATTCTGGATCCATCAATGCACCTTTGATAAGTGTAAAGATTTGTGGTCCGATAATAAATCTGCGGATTGGGTTTGCTGGAGCCTTATCGTCGCTGATTGGGTTTTCACGAACAAAGCCTTGGAAAATATAACTGCGTTTTTTCCAATACTTACGACCCATTTCTTCCAAGCTCTTATCTTTGAACCAAGTGCGAACTTCTGTAAGCACTGGACAAGTTTCTTGCCACATTTCTACGCAAGGAACCTGGACATATACTTGTTTGGATTCCATTTCACCTTTGATGCCATTAAATGGCAAACGAATCATTGCTCGTTCTTGCCAAAAGAATGTGTTCTTAGTGTTACCGTCTGGGAGGAATCTAAGTGTTGCGGAAGCGCCTTCTTCCATATTCCAGTGTGGATAAATTGCATTATCACCACCTGTGGAGTTGCCGCCTTGTTGTTTACCTTCTGATTGTGCGAGTCTTGCACGAATTTCTGCTAAAGATGCCATAATAAGTTGCCTTTCGAATTGTTTATGGTTGTTGCCTATCTAAATTTTAGATTTAAGTTGCCTGTGATGCTAAAGTTAAAAAGCGCATACACTTGATACAGTATATACGCTTTATGTCTTAGCGTCAATGATATTTATGACGCGGTTGTTCTAATTGTTAAATTAGTTGCGGATCATTCCCGAAAGTTCTTTAAGGCGATCCAAGAATGATGTTTCTTTTCCAACCTCTTTCATTTTGCCAGAATGTCCATATTGTCCAGCAAGTGGGCTTTCTTTTTCATTCACCGGTGTTGTAGGACCGCCTAACATACCTTTAGGCAAGTCCATTGCGCTGCCACTGGAACCGCCCCCTCCTGCTGGCTTAGGTAATGCTGTAGGATTGGCCGAAACGGCTGTGCCCATGTCTTTGAATGTTGGGGTTCCGGGTTTAGTGCTATATCCAGGATTGCCAACAGATCCCCACTCGCCCGGAACAACTTTACTTACATCAACATGCTGTCCTGTAGTTGCATCTGTTCTAAATATTGGGCCTTGGTTTGCTCCTGCGCCAATTTGACCATTAAATGTTGGTCCTGAGTCTTCAACTCCTTCGTCCTGGATTAACGTATTTTCCATACCGCCATCTACGCTGTGTGGCTCACGAGCTTCTTCAGCATAGTCACCGTGCATGACACTTTCACGCTCAAGGCCATAGTCTTCATCTGGAACACCAGGACTGTTAACTCCGGCGCCAGGATGGCCCAAGTCTGCGGCAAAACGGTCTGCTACCCATTCATATGGGTCGCCGGTGCGAGCTTTTTGAACACCGTATGGCATGTCATCGAAGTAGTAGTCATACAATGCATCATGCAGTTCTTGACTCATTGCATC